TCTCAGAAGCTGCAACACTTCCACCTACTTTACCTGAAAGTTCAGTGTTGTTATCTCCACCATCAGATGACTGAAGTTGAGGACCTCCTTGTAGGTAGTAGTTAACAGCACCAGCGGTGCCTTCATAGCCTACGTGTAAATCCGTAGCACTACCTGAATAGTCCGTGCCCGACCAGCCACTATTGATTTCAGTGTTGATGTAAGGACCAGCAATTGCAGGTGTCGCAACTACGGTGGTCAGTGTGGCAAGTGCAATAATCGATTTCATTTTAGTTTGTTGTATAATTGTACGCTACTTTGTCTTCGTGTACTTGATGCCACGATAAGTATAAGTGACAGTCATAGTTTTTCTCTCTATGATGTAAGCCCCGTTCCCTGCTTACACGTCATGCGTCAGAGCAAAGCTCCGATGAACGGATGCTGTCGTAAATGCAGTCATTAGTAGCAATATGACTGCATTTGTTTAGATTTCATTCAATGCTTGTGAGCACTATGGTTATGTGATTTGGGTTTCTTTTTAGTGGCTGCCTTTTTAGCAGCCGCTTTACCCGCATTAGTATACGGATATTTTTTCCCATTTATTGTAGGCATAATTAATAAGCTAGTAAAGAAAGGTGAATACCTAAGCATGTAAACATACCTAGATGCAGTAGCCGGCCTGTCATGCTTAAGCTACTACACTAGATCCGCATGCAGATCCATCAGTAGTATTACCGCACATCACACCGCAACGTGTTACTTGGTTAGCTGTTGTATCATTATTATTATAAGGAACAAACCAACGATCTCCTGCTGTGTTAACCATATATTCTACTTGCAAGTCATTGTTCCTTGCTTTAGGGTCATAAGCTTTAGCCATAATTAATTCTCCGTTTTAAAATTCAAGATTAGATCTTTCTAGTTTACTATATACATCTTGTCTATATGCTGGGTCGTTATCATACTTAGGATCTTTCATTGCACGGACTACTTCCGCTTGACTACGAAAGGTATCACCTGTACTAGAAGGAGCTTTACCTGTAAGCATTTGCCCTTCAGTACCAGAGGCGTCATCATAACGATACTTCAAAGCTTGTATGGCAAAGTAACAGGCAAGTGGATCACCACGTTCCATTACTTTATCAAACATGTTAACTTCCGCTTCCTTTAAATTAGTCTGTGCCCAAGTCATCATAGTTTGATAACCATCATCTCCACCTGCTACATTCTTTAACTGGACTATGGATTTTTCATCCATTTCTTGAGGTCCGTTATCAGATCGATACTGCAGATGCATCTTAGCTAGATCTTTAGGATCCATACCATCTAATTCTTTAAGAGTATCCTCTGTATACTTATCGTTTACAGCTTCATCCCAAAGTTTATCTAAGAAGGTAGCATCAACTTCTTCTTTTTTTTCTTCTACTTCATCTTCTGCTTCAGGCTCTTCAGGTTTAACTTCTTCAGTGTCTGCTTGAGGTTCTCCTAGTTTCCTTTGTAACTCAAGGTAACCTTTCTCTAAGTCTTCAGCGTCTTTAAATTTACCAGCTAGTAGTGCGTTTTGCTGTTCTTCTAAAGCTTCTCCTACTTTAATATTCTCCTGTTCTTCAGGAGTGAATTCTCCTTCCTGCTGTTCAGCAGGATCATACGTTAGTGTAGCCATTTTGGGTGATTACTTCTAGGTTTCCAAGTCCCACGGTCTTAACAGTAACAGGAGACCCCAACTTAGGAGTCCCTACTTTTTCACGTGGGGCGTATTTCATTTTAGCAGGTTCTTTAATTGCTGTAGTCTTTTCTTTTACTGAACCTTTACGTTGGGGTTTGGATGGTGTTTGTTTATCCATAGTTATTGTTGTTGTTGTTGGGCCATTTGCATCTCAGCTTGCATCTGTTTCTGTTGTACTGCTGCCATAGCTGGAGCATTCTGTTGTTCTTGCATTGCCATCTGTTGCTGCATCTGTTGCTGTTGCTGTCCTTGCATCTCTTGCATACTCTTCACTAGGTTGAGTACGTCGATACCTGAAGCTGCTGCTAGACGTTTGATGACTTCATCAGGGTTAATGTAATTCATCATGGCTTCTGGGCCTACTGTCTGTGCGATAGTCTGCATAAACATAGTAAGACTTTCTCTATCTTGGCCGCGGCCTAATGCATTAATACCTGCTACAATAGTAGGCTTTACAAACTCCTTAGGAATAGGAGGTATGGTTCTATCTTTTTGTAGTACAGAAAGCTTACGATCTAGGTAAGGTACAAGGAATTCAATAGTAAGTAGACTGAATAGTCCTCCTAACTGCTGCTCTAATTCCATCTGTGTCATCCGTACTTCTTCTGCAGTAGTACGTTCTGATTGCCTTACACTAAGTATAAGGAATGCTTCACTTAGCCTCTTCTCTAACTGCATCATCATTGATTGAGCAGTAGCAAAGTCTGCTGTTTTACCTACTTGAACTACACCGATATCTTCGGGTCTTCCTTGAATGATTGCACCGTTCCCAGCAGCCGCTAGAGTGGCTGGTTTAGTACTCGATGATGGGGATACAGTAAAGACTATCTTAGCAGCTGCTGCAGAGCCTTCTACGAGGGCCTGAGAGAGTGCTTCGAGGGACTTAAGATCTCCAATAAACTCTTCTACTCTACCTCTACCATATCCTTCACCATCAATAACGTTGAATCTTAGTGGAAGCCATGGGTTTATTTCAAGTGGTGCCTTACTTTCTGATTTAGGTATAATGTGTTCGTATACCTCTTGATGCCATAGAACTTTATTACCTCTTACTTTTACATGTGTATAGACATCACATTCTGTGTTGTCTTTATCTTCGTACCCTTCATTTTGTTTCATGAGTTCGGGTACTAATTCTTGTACTAGTTTTTGGTTGATACTTTCTTTAGTAACTATCTCAATGACATTACCATTACCATCTCTATCTATTACATACCTATTAAGTGGGAATAGTTTGAGACCTCCTTTACCCATAAAAATTAATGCGTTACCTGCAACAACCAAATGTTTCATTGCTTGATGCACTTGAACGCGATCATCAGAAGCGGCAATTGTTTCAAGTATTGTACGTTCTATTTTAGCAAATGCTAGATCTAAATCTGATTTAATTTCTGGACCATAGTCTCCTAATTGAGATTCATTTACTTGTAGCTTGAAGAAACTAGTCTGTGGAGGTAGTAGTGATAACATTAGCTTAGCTGCTAACGTTACTACTCCTTTAGCTCCTACTGATTGCCATGGAGTCTTTAAACTTCTTGCTCCATTTGTAATATCATCGTCATGTATTAGGTATGGTATAGTTAATTCAGATGCCTGCTTGGCCATGTTTAAATATTCAGCACGGTCACTAGACAAAGCATCATATCTTTCTTTAGCGTTCATTATTTAAGTTAGATTTAATGTTGATTTTGATCCTGCGGTTCCTCCCCCTTGGCTTCCACCGATTGATAATGCAGATTGAAAACCTTCTCCGGTTCTAGAGAATCTACTTTTTATGGATGAACGTCTACCTTTTTGTGGCGTTTTATGACCCGCAAGTCTTGTTGTACCTGGTACAAAGTGACCACCAGCACCGGGGAAGCTTGGCTTAGGAGGATCTTTGGCTAAATCTGGTACGTCATCTTGTGCCTTAGCTATCCATTCATCTAAAGTTCTTTGTTGCTCAACTATCTCCGCTTTGTCAGCTCTGTCTTCCGTTGCCCAGTCAACCCATTCGTCAACCTGTTTCCCAACACCGATTCGATTTTTGTTGGCCCAATCTCTAAGCTCATTTACTCTATTAAATGCTGCGTCGCTGGAATCACGACTTCCACCAAATCCGCTTAGTACTTCATCCAGGTCTGCTTTTCCGAAACCCCATCCTTCATTAGGGATTCGATAGTTGTGGAAATTGAAACCTACTTCCGACTGTCTGGGAACATGTCCGTAGCGGCCTTCTTGTAACCATCGTGTATGCTTATTATCCCATCCGGGGCGACCATCGAAGCCCCTGATATTTTCCTTACGGGCTCGTTGCAGAAGCTGTCTTAGTTGGAACTGAGAAGCACCAGCCCCTTGGGCGAACTCTATATCCTGTCTTCCATATCCACTGCGGCCAATGTTGAAGTCAAAAGCCCCTACATCAAAAGCTGATTTTGCCATAATTTAAACCTCCTTTATA